GGTGTAGATCGTCAAGTTGCCGAAGATCCCCTCGTTCGTGGGCGAGTCTCCGGCGCGAGACGTGTTCTTGCTGAACAGGAACGGGAAGTCGAGGAGGAGCGTGCCAGCGCCCTGCGAGCCCACGAAGACCTCGCGGTCATTCACGTCGACGCGCACCAGTGCGTCGAAGCCGCGGCACAGCGCGAACTGCACGCCGACGTGGTACCGGAAGCCGACGACCTGTCTGACCTTGGTGAACATGCCCGTCCTGGTCTTGTTGACCAGCGGGATCTCGCGCAGGTCGCCGTACCACACGACGTTGGGCCCAGCGATGCGGATTGTGCCCCACACGATCGGCACAACACGCTCCTCAGTAGCGGTCGGGAAGCCGAAGTCGCCTAGCCCAGCCGGGCGTGCGTCCTCGATCTCGGGCTTGGGCCGAAGCAGCTCCGAGATCACCGTGAGCACGACGAAGATCAGGAGGGTGACCAGGAATCCCATGGCTAATCGAGACCACCGATGAAAATGTTGCGCACGGGGACGAATCCAAACCCCCCGTGGTTGATGACGTTGTTGTATCGCTGCGCGCAGTGACCGTGGACGAGGTGGTCGCACCCAGAGTTGATCGTGACCACCGAATGGAGCAGAGGGACGGGGAACGGTAGCAACAGTGTCAGCAAGTCACCGGCCTGCGCGATGACCATGCGGAAGTCGGTGAATCCCTGGGGCTTCACGAAACCAGCGACGAAGAACCCCGGGTCAGGGTTGTGCGAGCCTGCTGCAATCACGGTGATCGTGCTGCCGCTCTCCGCGCTCACGATGCCGGTGAACTTGAACGCGGGGTCGTTCTCGTCCACCGTGCAACCGCTGTCGTACAGGACGTGGTTGCATAGCGACTGGTAACCAAAGCGCGGCATCTCGGCGCCGAGGTCGTGCTCGATCGAGAAGACCGTCAGGACAGCACGCTCGCCGTCCTCGTCGAATCGGACCGCATGAATCTGGCCGTTGAACAGGTCGATGATCTCCTGGTCAGGATCGTCGACCTGTGTGCGTTGGACGGAGACGACGGCGGCAAGCCCAGGCGGGATGATGATGTACCGACGCGGGATCTCGTGCGCTGCGGGGAGCATGATCTCCAGCGGGCTCGCACGCTCGTCCGGACCGTAGGTGAGTTCGCCACGACTGATCGGAACCGGCAGGAATGTGTTGCCACCACGGGTGAACGAACCCTCCGTGGACGTGTACCGGAACACATCCGTGCCGATCGTGATCGTGTACAGCTCGACCGGCCGGCTGAGTTCGTCGCTGGTCTCGAATGCCTGGAACGTCACGTCAACACCGCTTGCAGGGGGACAGTGCATCGCGCGCGGCCCACGCCTTCGTGGTCGAACGTCACGTCGTCGGTGTCCAGGCGCACCAACTCGATGAACTCCACGCGGGTGATCTCCGCGACCGTCCGGTTGTCGGGCCAGTTCGCGTTGACGGTGAGCTGCTCCTCCGTGGTCGACACCTCAACCGCCGCCGTGACCACGCGGATCAACTTGGTGCCGTCGGTGAAAGTCACCCGGATCGTGTCCCGTGGCGATCGGCTGCGCACGAACTTCGCGTAGCCGATCAACTCGATGGTCAGCACAGCGGTCGCAGCCGTGATCGGCTGCGTGATGACGAGATCCTCGATGAAGGTCGGGATGTAGAACGAGACCTGCCTGCCGCGCAGCGCGTACATCAAGCGGCGCAGGTTCCAGAGCGCCTGCCTCGTCGTTGGGTGGAACGTCTTCTGATGCCCACGCTTACTGCGGTCCCACGTGCTCGTCTGCGTAAGCGTCCCGGTCTCGTTGTCGATCCGACGCATCGGGCGGAAGTAGCTGTGCGGCGACGTCCCGCGCATCAGGTTCGAGTCGTCGAGGAAGACCTTGCCGTTGTAAGTCGAGAACGCCGAAACGTCGGCGAGCCCGATGACCACGTTGTCGGTGCACTCGAACTCGATGTCGAACCCATCCAGGGTGACCGGGAAGCGGCTCCCCTGGATCACCGGCACCGTCTGGACCGTTCGCACCGGCATGACGAGCGTGCCCGCCGGGTACGCGTTGGCTGTCGGCGTGAGGAAGTCGAGCGAGGTCGCATTGACCACGGTGATCGCCAGCACGTCGTGTGTGCGCGAGTCCGTGAAGATCGCGGCTAGTTTGCCCACGCGGAAGTCGATGAACGACGTGCTGATGACGGGCACGTTGGTGGCTCCGATGGACACCGCCGCCGTGGTCCGGATCCCCTCATGCCAGAGCGGGAGCCCGAACGACCTCGCCTGCCAGTCGAACAGGATCGAGTGCATCTCGCGCCGGTCACGGTCGCTGAGCAGGTGGCGCACGCGGAACGCCTGCCGCGGGTGGACCCGTGGGGACTTGCGCTGCTCCTTGCCGGCCCGCTTGGAAATGACGTCCGTCAGGAACTCCAGGTGCTCTTCGACGCCATCAAACTCGGTCGACAGGAAGACGACCCGCTGGCCGCTGACATCGACACGCGTGGTACCGAGATCCCACAGGAAGTCAATCGTCGAGTCGAAGCTCGCCACGCCCTCGATGGTCGCCCGCAGCGTCAGGCGCACCACGCTGTCGAGCGTCGGCGGCGACGGCGAGAACGTGATCGTCGGGCCAACCAGCATACTGCTCTGCGGGGGCACGATCTCCGGCAGCACCGGCAGGTTGGGCAACTCGATCCCGATGCCGACGTTGTTCACGACGGCGCTGAGGATGCGCCGCGCGGACCGGTAGGCGTTGTAGGGCTCGATCGTCGTCGTGATCGTCGTCAGGATGTTGCCGAACGCGTAGCTACGCTGGATGACGTGCACGTGCTCAAACCAGATGTCGCCGCCGTTTTGCCGGTCGTCGCGGTGCCCGCCGTGGTCGTTGCGCGGAAGCGCGGGGAGCGTCAGCCCTCCCGGGATGACGCCAGACGCCAGCAGGACGCCACCGCCCTGCGACAGCGCGAGGATGCCCAGCAGGCTTGGGAGGTAGGTGTGCCGGGTATGCGTGTGCGCCGCGCTGACGCGGCCCGGGTAGTCGCTCGCGAGCAGCACGAGCCCTGCGGATAGGAATCCAGCGAAGTCCGCCACGGCGCTACGCGAGCACCTTCTTGTAGGCGATTCCCTGCACGAAGCTCGCGCCGATGACGGCGCCAGTCGTGTCCTTCTGCGACGTGGGATAGAAGATCCACGTGTCGCCGCCGATCACGACCTCGTCCTTGGGCGCGATCTCACGGATGTTCACGCCCCGGACGTCGGGCATGTAGCCCAGCAAGTAGATGTCGATCCCTGTCCCGCTGACGAGATCCCTGTACCACTGCGCGATCGGGTACATGGGCACCTTGCCAGACTGCGATCCGGCGCTGAACGTGCCCAGCCCGCGCGCGTAGGGTCCGCCGCGGAACCCGCCCGGCGTCATCACGCGCGCGCGTGGCGTACCCGCCTGTCGGTCGTCGCCTAGGCCCGTCGTCGACGCGCAACAGAGCCCCCACTTCGAGCCAGTAGGCGCGCCGGGCAGGCCCTCAACGTGCAAGGTGCCAACGTAGCCGAGGTTCGATAGCGCCAGGGAATCGAGCAACGCCGTCGCTTCGGTGGCGATGGAGGAGCCGCTGCTACCAATGACTACCTGTCCGTAGGCGTACTCACCTCCGGTCCAGTTGTTGACTTTCTCGGTGATGCCGAAGCCGAAGTGCCGGAACTTACCAGTCGCGATCTCAACCACGCAGTGGATGTAGGTGTCGAACTCGAAGAAGGCGAAGTACGGGATCGCGCCGCTTGTCTCGAAAAACAGCCTCCGGCCACTGATGATGTTGGCGTTCGTGTATTGGGCAAGTGATACGTCGAAGAATCCATTGCCGCTGTCGTCCGGCTTGCCGCCAGGGTTGGCTGCGTCGTAACTGAGCGATTGGTAGATCCCGAACGCGGTGGGGGCCGTTGCCGCATAGGAGAACGAAACAAATACCGTGCCCCTACTGATAGATGCCGTCTGTGCGCCGACCGGGTCGTCGATCGCCCAACCGTTGGCAAGGGCGAAGGCGACCAGTTGGTCCAAGAAGTTGACGACACCCGTTGCGGTACCGATGGTGTGGGTCATGACGGGTCAGGCTTCCTTGATCGCGAAGAAGGAGTAGAGCTGGTTGCGGTGCCCGCTGCGTGTGACGCGGTAACGATCGTTGCCGACGCTGACCGTGTCCTGGTCGCCAAGGCCGGACCCCGTCACCCAGAAGCACCCGTCCATCTCAGCGAGCACGTCGAAGTCGATGCCACTGCTCTGCACAAGCGTGATCGGAACGAGCGGGTAGAACGCAGCGCCCGTCCCCGGCGTCGGCTTCATCACCAGCGTCGCCGGGCCAGGGTCACCACTGTGGAGGATGATCGAGTGCCACGCGAAGTTGCCGTCGCCGACGATCCCGTCCTTCAGGGCACTCTCCATGCCCGGGTAGAATCCGTACGTGACACGGGCTCCGCGTGAACCTGCGCTGCCCGTGCTGTTCGCCGCGTAGATCCACTCGCTGTCGGGCTGCCTGAACAACGCGGGTCCGAAGAGCCCGACCTTCGCGATCATCTCGCCGAAGCCGGTGACCTCTGCGAGTGTCACGTCCGTGAACAACGCGTCCCGGTTCGTCGCTGCTCCGCACACAAGGATCGGGTAAGGGAACTCGCTCGCCGTGGCAAACGGGTTCATCCACCCCAGGTAGAACGGCACCCACGCCGCGATCGTCGCTGACGGCCGCACCCGGCCAACGATCCGGCGCGACGTAACCGAAAGCTCAAAGGACAACGTCACCGTGGTGTGCAGCAACGTCGCCAGCGGCACGAAGCATCCGCCACCGACAACAGCAGCATCCCACCCCGGGCTCTCACCGGCCTGCAACGTCGGATAGGTCGTACCGGCCGTGAACCCGGTCATCGCGGCCAGGACCCACGCGCGCG